TGTCGTCGACACGTTGCCAGAAAAATCGACAGCCTCTAACCAGAAGTATCTGCGCGTGCTGTATTCAGCCTTAGATCGAGGCACATAAACATACTCAGTGCCATTAACCTTTGCAATTGGACTGACTGGCTTCGTTACACCACTGCTGTCGGTATAGATTTGCACATAAGCAAAATCGGCGTTTGTTGGATTAGTCCACGTAACAGTAGCCGTATATTTAAGCCCAGACTCGATGTTTACATTTGTGACAGGATCAGGTGCTGTGGTATCACCACCCAGCGATTGATTACTTAAAGTAACACCTGAACTACTTACGCCTAAAAGGTTTTGCACCTGTATGCGGAAGTCGTAGGTTTTGCCGCCGCTCCGATCTAAATTCTGGATCGTAAGGTTTGTCTCTTTTGTCTCGACATGGAAATATGTCGTCGTTCCGTTTTCGTTATATCGGATTTTATAGAAATCAACAAACGCATCGTCAGGCGCAGTCCAGTCCAGAATTACAGACGACTTTAGCGTGCCATCAGGGCCAAGTAATGAGTCTTCAGTAAGTGTGAAGCCAGTCACGTCATTGACGGTTCGCCCATCATACAAATCAAGCTCACCACCAGAGAGGAAGTCCTCTTCATCTGCTGTAGACCAATCGTAGACTGAAGACGCGGTTTCAATGCAATCAAGCTGAACGCCTATTTCTCCAGACTGCGAGACAGTTAATTGATAACCAATAATCTCAAAGGTCTTAGCGCTATAGCCTAATTTGTCGTAATCGATGTTAATAACGTCACCGACCTTACATCGCAAACCAGAGAGATTGACAGTCATTGAGATAACGACTTGCTGTCTGCTCCGTAATAACGCAATTTTTGCCAGTCTCTGTGCCTGTATATTATTGCTGACAAAAGGAAGAGGCATATCCAGGTTGATCTTGGCACCATCTTCTACAATGCTTTTAGATGCCGTGCCCGTGCCTGTACCAGCGCCAGTTGCAGTGAACTCAACACCAACCTCATTCGCTGCAGCGCCTATTGCAGTGAAATCGGTATCGCCAACAAACAAGATGCGATACTTAGTGCCAGTAATAAAACTTCCTGCCGCTGTTTTTAAGATCTGCGCTGGATAATCAAGAACCTTAAAATCCTTTTCCGCTGATACAAAGGTGCCTTTGACCGAGTTGTAAAGGCTGCGCCGAGATTGTTTTGTCTGTGTCTTGATAGACGAGATAATTTGTGACTCGTCGAAGCTAAAGGTTGGTGCGCGATATTCAGCACCTTGAATGTGATACTTCCCGCCTGAGTAGATAACCCTGCCACCCATCGAGCCCAGTATTTGCTCTATGTTTGATTTGATCTGATTAGCCGTCTCTAATCGACCGTTACACTCATATCGTTTGTGAAAAACAGCAGTGACGTAGCCACTACCAAAAACTGATCCGACGTTACTAGCCGTGAATCTTACTCCGACTGTATTTGACGAAGCACCAACCGCTGTATAGTCGAAGGTGCCAAGTTCTACAATCTCATAAAAAGTTCCATTCACCATCGTGTTAGGAACAATCTTTTGTGAAGCATCAGCTATCAACTCGTCACAAAGATCGGCTGCTGTTTTGATAACCGTTAAATCTATTGTGCTTGCGTCTTCACCAAGGCCATACTTCTCATCAACGAGATAATCGCGTGTACACAACGCAGAATTCGCTGAATATTCCCAAGTGCTCTCGTCGTTTGATCTATGAGAACCAGAGCCATAACTAACCGTGGAATCAAGCCTAGGATCATAGACCTTCTTCCCTTTAATCACTGAGGTGATATTTGGCACGCCTTGCGGAAACTTATCTTGATCCCACTCAAGACGGAATGAGATATACGCAATCCCAGATAGCTTGTGATCGTTAGTCCAAGCGGTGACATCGTTAACTAATGCTGTCGAAGCTCCCTGAGTAGCTGTACCATACTTGCGATCGATCGTTACGTAGGTCTCCCAATCACTAACGAATGATCCGTTTTCCCAGATCTTGTTATCGTTGAACCAAATCTCTTCGTATGATTCGATCTCGTGCGTTGCAAACGCTACAACCAAGTACAAATATTTATTGTCTGCGCCAGCGTGATGGATGAATACGACATTGCCACCAACTCGCATTCTGCCGTAAACGATTTTTCTACTACCAGCCGCATCTCGCGTCGTGACTGTCGTGCCACGAATCTGAGCGCCTAAATCAACTTTTGGCGCTAAAGCCTTACTTAAAGCGGAAAGACCTGCGCCAACAGCAAAGCCAGTCATTACTACTGCTGCACTAAATCCATAAGCTATACCGGCGCCTACGGCGCTTATTATTCCAACGACAGCACTAACAGCCATGAGTTACCTCAGACACTTAGAATAAACGCGCTCAATGCACTTAAAATTGAGCCGTTCTAAAACCGCATCGAAAGGCTGATGGATCTTAGTGTTAATCATAATCTTAGACACGCCTTCTTCTTCCAAGCACTTGACCGCATATTTGATTAGCTTGACACCTGTCATTCCTAGCCTGACTTCTTTTTTTAGGAAGATGATATCGTTCACGGCAAACAGATGATCTTTGTAATGCAATGACCGATTGACTAAAAGCACAAAGTAACCAACCAGGGCGCCGTTATCCCTGGCTGTATATACACGCAACGCATTAATCGAGTCATAAGCCGCGTATGCCTCCCAATCAGGATTGAGCTTAATAACGTCTTTATTCAGAGCTATTTCCTCCCAGTGCTCATCTAACAAAGGAAGGATTTCATCTTTCACATTGCTTAAATTTTCATGAGCAAACTTCACCTGTTTACCTCACTAATCATGATGTCTGTCGCCCTCATCATAATCTGTATCACCTCCTCCAGGCGGAGTTTGCGGCGTAGCTTGTGATCTCCCCCAGACAATTTCCTTCTCTGCTATCTCCGCTACAAACTCCAAGCCTTTATCCGTGGGATAGTCTAGTTTTTGATCTTCTGCCGTGTAGCGTCTGACCCTATTTCGCTGAAACTCAATAAGTCTGTTCTCAACCTGGACTGCAATTGTCGCTGTCTCTCCGCCATCTTGGATTATCATTACATCCATAAAGCCACTGAAGATGATTACAGGGTCGTCGATGACACTATTAGTAGAATCCATCGCGCCTAGCAGAATCTTCAGCTCTCTGCCTTGATAATTTTCATCCCTGGCTTTAGAGATAAGAGGCTCTGTCACGCCTGACAAAGTTACTGTCACACCGCTCGCAGTAAGCTCTGTTGATTCATTGACACCGCTAATCGTCAATAGAGTGCCAGCGCCAATATAAGTGACAGAATCTACCGTCAGATCACCGACCCCGCTCCATAAATTGAGATCGCCACTATCAAAGTCGCACTGAACCAACATAATCGGGCGAACAACATCCGCAGTTGTCGCCGCAAGCATTCCAGATTCAAGACCTCTACTCATATCGCCTCAACGCAAGCAAAGGTAAAGCCATAAATGCCTGCTTTATCTATATTCCAATCAATATCATTAGATGCGAGTCGCCACGCTCCTTGAGGCAACTCAAAGTCTAAGGTGGCATTAGACGCTGCTGTTCTTAAGGGAGGCATGATGTCGAAAGAGCCCGATCCAGTATCTGTAATAATGTAAAGGTGACCGCCAACAGAAAAATAATCGCCTGTTGTAGCCCCTCCTAAAGTCCCGGTCACTGTCGTTGCGTTGGTTGAGCCGCTAGTTATCGTGCCGTTGGCATTAACATCATGTAGAGGATTACTCATCGTGAAACTATTAGCTTGACCGCGCAAACCAGCCAAGAACGCTTCTACCTTTTTCGCGTCTGCTCTTTTCAAAGGTGGTAACGTAACTTCTGCTTCCCATCGCACGCCTTGATGCTGATATACCTGTTGATCAAAAGTAAATGGGGACGTGCTAATTGCAGTCGCAGATCGCAACCGCATAGTCATCGAACGAATTCCAATGTTTAACGCATCAAAGTCAGCCATTAGACACCCATTTGAGTTCCATAACTGCCGCCACGCATCCTGCCTTCAGCAACAGCCGACTTGGCCGCTTCGCTGATCTGCGGCATGAGATTAGCTATCTCAGCCCTGACAGTCTGCTGTACGCCCGTAGTCACGTTGATAGTTTGATTGACGACCACAGGTTGCATCCCACCTCCCTGGTGATCGATCACTGTTTCATTGGGGTGAAGAATAGCCGGGAAGCCGCCTCGACCGTCAACGCCACCAGAGCGTGATCCTGATCCCGTAAATCCACCTCCCTCGAAACTTGCCAACATTCCTGTCTTCAAAGCTGCGGTAGTCGCCGCTATGCCAGCCGTCGCACCAGCCGCATTAGTACCAGCCGTCGCCAAGCTTGTGGCAAGCGCCGCTGGAGCCATAGCCGCGGCAATAGCAGCACCCGCGGCAGTCTGAGTCGCAACCGCTTGCGTCATCGCAGTTTTAGCAATCATATCTTGGATAAGCGCATTCTTGATTTGTTGCATACCCATTTTGATAAGACCCTTGATCGCCTCATCCACAATGGTTTTACCAAACGCTCGTAGTGCGTCATCGGCATCTTGAGCATGCGTAAATACAGAAGTTAAAGCCTCAGAGGCCGCGTTTTCTAATGTTTGATAACCGCCAATAATTTCAAATTGCTTATCAAGCTCCTCTTGAGCTCGTTGCATTTCTTTCTCATGAGAGCTTTGTCTTATTTCCTCTAAATTATCGGCTAGTTGTTGTCTTATGAGTCTGATAGTTTCGGCTGCTTGCGCTTGCGTTATAACTTCTTGATCCGCGGCATTTTGTAAAATGGCTATTTTGGCACTGGCTTGCTCCGCCAATATTTGAATTTCGCTCTTACCGAAATCTCGCATCTGATCAATAATTTTTTGTGCTTGTTTCAAGCTTGGATCTTCGGAAGTGCCGCCTTCAGATCCCTTGCTTCGCAACGCCTGAACATCGTCTAAGAATTTCTGTCGCAACGCGAGTAACAGGTTATTACGTTGCTCTTCTGATCCTATCGCCTCCAAGTTTGCACCCTGAATCATCATGGTTTCAGTGGCAAAGTTTCTAGCGAGAACACCCTCTCGACCTAGCGTATAGTTTTCTAGTCCTTGTATCAGACGATTGAGACTGGCTGCTTGTTGAGCTTCTGCCCTTGCAGCTTCTCTCTGTCGTTGAGCCTCTACTCTTGCTGCTTCTTTTATTGCCTCTTGCTGTTCGTTGTATGCCTCTATCCTGTCGTAAATACGATTAATAGCGGCAAGCTCTTCTGGCTTAGCACCTTTCAATGTTGCGGTGTATAACGCTTGCTCACGAGCGTTAAGCCCAAGTTTATTTGCTTGATCTATGAGTGAAAGGATCATTCCTTCGACTCGCTCAGATCGTTCTTTTTCTGCCTGAGCTGACTCTATGGCCTGTCTAGTGTTGTCATCGCCGGCCGCCGTGACTTCAGCTAACTCAGCACGTTGACGAATCAATTTCTCATTAATGCCATCAATAACAGCCTGCAAATCTTTTAATGCAGGTGTTAAGTCGCCTTCCACACGACCCATCATTTGAATTTCAGAATCGCGCTCAAACTGATCTTTATAGCCAGCAAGCATTCGCTCACTTCGCTCTATTTGCTTTGCTAATTTCTCCTGCTTCTTAATCTGCTCTTCTGTTTGCTTTTGCTGTTGGAGTCGCTGTAAGTCAAGTTCGGCTGCGGTCAGCAAGCCCAGCTCTCTTCTTTGATTGGTAATTTCTTCCGTTAGCTCTTCCAGTTCTTTTTTGGCTTCTCGTGACATCATAGTCACACCAGAAAATATAGCCGCGCCAACGGCTAACAAGGCACCAATCATGGCGCCCCCGGGGCCGAATAAAGAAACGATCTGAGAACCCTGCTGACCAAAAACAATCATTGCGTCAGTGCCGCTTTGCAACTGAACCGCAACGTCCTGTACCTGGTGGCCCATCTGACCAAAGCCACCTCGGATCATTCTTAACGAATTAGTTGCTTTGCCTTGAGCTTGGATCTGCTTCTCAAGCATAGCCAACTGAGCTTTTTGTCCGTCAGTGGCGTTAGCTTGAGCTGCTTTGAGTTGCTTTAAGACACTAACTTGCCTGTTCTGACGTTCAACCAGGCGTTTAGTAGAATTGATTAGCTGATCGACTTCGTTCTTTTGCTTCGATGTCTTATCAGCGACCTTCTTGATTACATTACTAGCATCATCTTTAGCGACGATGTTTAGAAACGCGGTGATGTTTTCGCTCATGCTCTTTTTGCCTCTCTGCCTTTACCCTGTAGAACGTCATCCATTGGTCAAATTCGGAGACGGTCATCTCGAGGATTGTACTGAGCGGCTGACCAAGGCGCTCCGCAAGTTCAAACATCAAATATACTTGCGTTACGTTCCCTTGGTCATCTATCAGTTTTTTTCGCGTTCCTCTTCGCTATCTGCATCGACGTTGAGGACGAATGATGCAATACGGCTGACAATGTCAGGGTCAACATTGCTTCGCAGCGTCGGCTTGTCGCCAATGTCAAAAACAGGCTCACCCTGAGCGTCCGTAGTTCCGAAAATGACGGCGTAGACTAGGTAACTCAAGTTGTCGTCTTCCGCCAGCTTCATCCACTTCGCTCTATCAGCCAACGTGAGATTCTTTGAGTAGAGAGTCGTATCCCACTCTGGAACCTCAAGCGTTCGGATTTCTTTGCTGTTGAAGTGGCTTATCGCGACATCAATAAGCTTCATGGTTTACACCTGATCGCGTGTCAATGCACCCGTGCCTTCGCCAGAAAAGGACACTTCTACCAAACCATCAAAAGAAGCTGATCGGCTGATTGACGTTACAAGAAGATCACCATAGAAGTAATCTTTTGTGCTTGTGTTGCCTTCAGGGTATAACTTGATTGCAACAACAGTGCCATCTTCAATCGCGTTACCAGTGCCTTCACCCATAGCATTCTGACCATCGTCATCGCTAGAGTCGTAGTAACAATTGATAGATGCACTCCAGCCCTTTTGGGTGGCTTTTTTAACCATCCAGTCGCCAGTAGATCCCATCACAGTCGCATCGACGATCTCTGATGTTGTTTCAATAGAGAAGTCGCGAACTTCTGCTACTGCATTGGTGCCGATATATACAGCACCTTCTTTACCTAAAAATGTAGCCATTGATGTTTCCTCTTAACGAGCGAGCGTAAAACTCAAGTTTACCTTAAAAAAAATACCTTGACTAACCTTCCGGGCTACCTTCAACCGCGGAATATCTGATTTGAACATTAAGCTTACCAACAACGACAGGTTGCTCAACATCACCAGAGAAGGTGCTGTCAAATGATACTATGCGCGTATCCTGTGCTAGTCCGTTCCTGCTTAGGTCAGTGTAAAGAGCCTCTTCGACATCCGCCGCAATCTGATCTAACGTCTCATCATAGGTATCTACCATTTGAACGTAGATCTCTACCGCGGCTGTAAGCATTTTATCTAGCGTGCGAGGGGGATTGATTGATATGTAACCAGACGTTTCGCCCATCGTATAAACGCAGATGCCAGGCAATGTATCCGAATTCATGGGATAGACCCGGCTGTCGTAGACGTTACTGCCTGTATTATCTAAACCCGTCAAAGTGGTTACGATGTTTTGACGGATTCGAGTTCTAATATGACTCATTGCTCTTCCAGTTGAAGCTCAGTTATCCCAGTACCATCGGGCATGACTGCGCGAATCTTGTACGTTTTGTTTGAGCCCTCAACTGTCAGGGCAACCGAATCTCCCTCGACTACTGCACTCACATCAGATGCGCGACAAGTTAATCGAGGCTGTTGAACCGAAAACGCCACAGAACCGCCGACTTCCTCGAACATGTGCTGTGCGTCAAAAATAGCTGTAAAAGTGCTCTGACTACCCGAGATAGGTGTCAGAGTCACGGTTTGCCCAAAATCAGCAAGTAATACTGAACGGAAATCATCCGTCTCGACAGCCATTACTCAGCCTCTGGCTCCACATCCTTCTTCGCAGGACGGCCTCGCTTCTTGGGCTTCTCTTCCGAATCTTTTGCACCGATGGCTCGATTCGTAGGCTCCGGCTCGTGATGGGGCGCCAATCGCCCAATAGCCATTAAATCTTTAGCAATTGATTCGCTCAAATCGGTTACTACGTCACCGACTCTATAGCGAGCACCTTTAATAATGCAGTCTCTAGTTACTTCGTATTTCATAACACTCTCCAAAAAACCCCGCCCCGAAGGGCGGGTCAGGTACTACTTACTGATCGTCGTTACCCAAGCAGAAGCTAACAGCGTTGCGAACTGCAACGTCGATAGTCTGGAAGGCTACGATGCGAATCGAGCCTGTGGTTGAGAGGCTGTATGGGTCGACGGTGATGTCAACACCGGCACCCCACATCCCAACGAGCAAATCCGAAAAATTACCGAAAAAGGCATCACCAGCAGTACACTGGTTAGATACGATAGTGCGGTAACCATTGACAGTGCCGCCGGGCTCAACAACGAACTGAGCGGTGTTAGACGCCTTCTCAGTTGTCTTCAAGCCGCCGTACATTGCCGCAGGCATGATGTAAGCGAGGTTTCCAGTCAACGCATTGTCTTCAGCAACTGCTGTCTCCATGTCTACGATCTTAGCGAACGAAGGAACAAGGATAGGCGAGGTGCCAAAGTCTACAGTGTTGATGCCAGATGTGTTCTTGATGCCTGTAGGCTGACCAGAAGAGCCAGAACCTTGCAGAGCAGCCAAGTCAACAGCAAGCGCCAAAGACTGTGCGAGATCATCACGTACCAGTGCTTCTGCATCCAGTGAGCTCTGCTGACGCAACTGACGAGTGATGTCAGTAAACGCCGCAAGCTGACGTGGAACCATTGTCACTGATGTAGTAGTCATCTCTGACTCAGAAGCCGCGTTGCCTTCAGTAGCAATCCATGCCGCAGAAGCCGAAGTCGCCTTCTTAGGAATAGCTACATCTCCGCTCAAACCTTGCAACATGCGAGCACCAGCTTGCATTACTGAAGATGAGTTGCGGAGTACGTCGATGAACTCACCACCGCGGAAGTCATCTGAGAACAGATCTGACTCATCCGCCGAGTTAAGGTCACGTTGGCTCAGTACCTGGTAAGGAACCATCAGGCCCTGTGGGTCTTTGCCAGAACGCTTAGCAGTCGCTTCTGATACCTCGAACTCGAAAGCAGCAGCTTCGCGAGCGCGACGGTCAGACGGGTTAGCCAAAGCGTTAACGACATTGAAGAGTGAGAAGCGCTTAACTTCTTTCTCAGTCAGGCCGATGTCATTTGACTCGAGTGGCTTAGTGCCAATCTGGTCAAGAACAGCGCCACGGACTTCATCGATTGACTTGCCTTCAGCAATAGCACGTTGACCGAGGTCAGCCATGTTGTGCTTGGTAGTCAATGCCATGATTTCTGCGGCATTACGAGATGCGGTTTTCTTGGCTTCTGCCTCAACCGCTGCAATATCAACTTCAGACATAACGTCCTCCTTAAAGTTGGTTTTAATTGAAGGTTGGGGTGAAGCTTCATTTGAGCGACCTACGCCGACCAGGGTCGATTGATCAGCCGGGATGCTCACAAGCGAGGCTTCCAGGGGTTTCCATGATTTCGCTACATACGTATCGCTATCACTTCGCTCCATTTTCTTGACGGCGTAACCAATAGAAATATTGGCTTTGATACCGTCTACTACATCGTCAAAAGCCTCTCTAGCGAGTGTGCCTTTTCCAAAGCGCACCGTCGCACGTAGTCTACGTGCCGAGCCATCAAGTTCTGCCGATTCTACAACGCCAACTTGCTTCTCAGGATCGTGATCCAGAAGCAGCGGGGCGCGGCCGCTATTGAGGAAAGTCATATCAATGGCTTCCTCACTATGTTCTAAGACTTCTTTGCCATAAGAGCGCTCTACGGGCTCCTCAGAAGAGATAGACATGCGAACTCGTCGAGTGTCTTCTTCTATGGGCTTTGCATCCATATGCATGGCGCGATGCTCTACTTCGACAGCAACTTCTCGCTCCGCATCATGCTCATCACGCTCGTCATCTTCATGACCCATGCGCTCTTCTTCTTCCTCGTGACCGTCACGCTCTTCGGGCATAGACTTCCCAAACGTGATGACATAGGAATCATCTGTTTCTTGAACACTTTGAATGTGTCGCTCCATATCGACGTGTTCTTCAACTATATCTGTCATCTCAATATCCTCGTTGACATGTGTCACAATTTCTTCAGTCCTTCCTTTGGACGACATCGGATGTCCTGATGGTAACAAATCCGTGTCATGCTTTCCGCTTCTAAATTTCCCGTTTCTTAGAACGTAAAGGAATGAGTTTACCCTAGCTTGAGCCCATTGTTCTGGTGACTTTACATTCGGTCTTACAGAACTAGGGTTAGTGTAATAAGCACCAACGCCGCGCCGAAAAACAGCACTAAGCGTTCGTACATTAGTTCGTTTGCTTTCAACATCTCCCACTTCAGCATTATGATCTTCTGCTTTTTTGCTAAGTGACTTTTTAACTGACTCGCTAACTTCTTGACGTTCATCTAGTGCCTCCACTGATTTCATTACCCTCGACGCGAATTGTCGGCCGGGATTACCGCCCCAAAGAGCATGTGCAATCCGACCATTACTCGGATAACCATCTTCACCAGGGCGAAAGCCTTCTGCGTCAGCATCCACAGCGTGTCGAGCAAAAAAAGAAGACATACGCTTAACAGTATCAATGCTGAGCTCACGACGGTTAGATATATCTCTAGCCCTCGCAACACCCACTTCAGTACCACCTCGTCCATGTTCTTTTCTCCATTCCAAGCCGCGCTTAGCTTCTGCGACCATCGCATCAGTTGGAATTGTGTCGATATCCTTACCTTTATACTTCGCCATCTTCATCCCCTACGATGTCGGCGTCAACTTGCGCTTTCTCAGTTCCATAAGGCTCAAGAGCGAATTGAATACCAAACTGTTCAGCCAGCGCCTTATCACGCTGAATCTGCGAGAAGAGATCTTCTACATCCTTACCATACTGAGATGCGACATCTTGGATAGACAACACACCATTCTTCATGCCGACAATCGCCGCATTCATCTCTTTGAGCGGATCGACCCAACTCCAAGCGCGACCACTAAAGCTAGAGGCCATTAAAAACCGCTCAAACTGATTGGCTCCGATATTGAACGACCGCATATCCATAGCGGCATCTAGCCAAGACTCATAAACAATAGATATGAAATGATCGATAATGAATTGCTGTATATCGCGGTAGAAGTCACGCTCTTCTAACGCGCCCTGGCGTATAGAACTGTACGACGTGGCCTCAAGATCATTAGATAGCGACGTATAAGAAACGCCGAGTCCACTTGCTATGCCCTTGAGTACCGATTTATGGAAGTCATCAAACTCATTGCTAGGGAAAGCAGGTTCAAAGCTCTCCAGTGAAACCCCGGTAGGCAGCTGATGGAAGGTTCCGGGTTCCGCAGACATGATCGGGGTGTGATTGTCTAGCTCATCAGGAACGAAGCCATCCCCGGAAGGCGACGTAAAGAAACCCATTTTAGAGGCGCCAATACGTGCATTGATGACCGCTGCCTCACGAAAACCACCTAACTGTTTCATTGCCGGCATGACAGGTGAAAGCCAAGGCTCCCCACGAGTCTGTCCTGCGCGCAAAGGCATGAAGATATGGATAACTTGATCGGCCGGTATGCGAATGTGCTTGCTCTTCCCGGTCATCATCGCGTAATCGTAGTCGCCTGGGTGATAGGTTAGCTTGTGATAAGCCACTGGACGCTTGTTGGCATCCAACTCCACTCCCATTCGGATCTCATTGCCGCCCGGTAACTTTTCATTCTTCTGCTCGTCAATCTCATCGGGCTCGATGAACTGCAAGGCAAATGAATCATGGTAATCCCGACCTCGATGTTTAACGATGAATACTTCACCATCTCGCACCAAGCTTTCGATTACTAGCTTTTGTGCATCAACCCAAGAAAGACGACCGTCAATAGTGCAATTACCAGTTTTGCCCCATGTAGAGAATGCGTTTTCAACAGCCTTGTTACCCTGTAGATCAAGCAGACCATCACCGCCTAATGCCTTCACCTGCAAAGTAAAGCCTCGGCTGCCTACCACATTGGTCTTCATTAGGTTTACATAACGCTTTGCGTATTCGTTGTTACGACAAAGATCTCTAGCTCTATTCCGTAGCGTCTTGATGACTGGACGGAGCTCACTATCCGCTGATCGTTGCGAGTCAAAGAAGTCTGCTAATAATCTGTTTTGACCCGCGCCGGCATAAGTACGCTTCACAAAACGTGGCTTCTCTTCTTTCTTCTTACGTCCAAAGTCAAAAATGCCCATCAGAAGGTTACCTTTATTGTTGCGCCATTACTTTTGCCACGCTTAAGGAGCTCAGTGTTCTCATGCTTGGTGATTTCACGTCGATAGTAATCTCTAGCCTCAACTAACTCCGTAAAACTAAGCTTTGTCAGAGATCGGCCAGCGATCGAGTAACTAGATATGTCTGCGTCTGCCTTACCCTGCAACAACGACTCAATCTTAGTGAGCATGATCTCCGCGTGAATGCGAGGATCAGCTTGGTTGTTGTCCATGTCAGGCAAAAACTCAAAATCGCCAATATCAACGACAATTCTGTTGCCAGAACTGGTCTGAGTGATTTCAAGTTGCCAGTGGTATTTGCCAGGTAGAAATGTATCGCTTTCGGCAGATGAAATCGTAAATAGGTAGTAGCTAGGGTCTTCGGTAGCCGCAATTTTGTGTTCTGAGCTGCCACCACCAGTGATTCTTGCTACGTATTCTGCTGAGTGTGTTGCCGGGGGATAATCAGACACTAAATCTGATCGCTTCCATTGAACAAAGTCGCCTACAACGATTTCTTCTGGTTCTCCCTCGGGAGCATTAGCAACGTCAAAGAGATTAGCCATAAAAATCCTCTAGCGCCAAGAGTTAACGAAGTCTTTGCCCATCTTTGGCACAAACGGTCGATTTACTTGACGACTTGGTTCCTTTTCGCGGGTATCATCCCCTGAATTATGCTTGAATTTGGCTCTATCTGCTAGAGCATTGACATCGACATTCAAGATTGCTAATGCAGCCATGCTGTAGACGAAACAGTCCAACGCCTCGTTGCGAGGTCTTATCTTCTGAAAGATCCGTTTCTTAAAGCCTCTGTGGAACCTGGTAACTACCTTTTCTGCTGTTAATTGCTTGAAATACTCGTCATCGAGGTTCTGTGGGAAGTGAACAAACCCGGGGCCCGGCTCTTCAATACGCAATCGAGCGAACAAAAGGTCTTTTGCAGTGTCAACACCGACCGGAAATAAGTTACATCGGCCAATATTGTTCTTAGACGGCCTCCCAGCGATCGGTTTACCCTCTCCGCCGACACCTTTTATGGCAAAAACGCCGGAACTGGCATACTTTTTGGCATATTGATAGACAGAGTTGGTAAAATGGCCTCCAGAGTCGATTGCAGTCGCTCTAATGATCATTTCTCGCTCGTCATAGGTTTCATAACGCTTAAAAATGACGCTACCTAATGCTTCCCAGAGCTGCGGGGTGCTCGGATCGCCGTAAAGCACCTCATGCTTGATCACAAACGACTCAAAATCGCGAGACCAGCCTACAACAGTCACTTCTATTCGATTATCTTGCACGTCGGCACCCGCAGTCAGCACCATGACCTCTTCAGGCACTAAATCTTGGTACTCTTCACGTCGATCGGACAATGAAAGCTCGTCAATCGTCTCTCCAGCGTCCTCAAATGTCTCGCCGAGATAGGTATTCGTCCATACGCGAAGCTGTTCTGGGTTCTTTCTGACAGCCAGGAAGTCTCTAACGCCATCTGAAAGGGGCGTCCAGGGGCTGTATAAGCCGTTTATAGCGAATCCAGCCACTCCGTTGAATGGTTGCATGGCTACCCACTGTCCGTTCCTGATGGCCCATCTGCGCTCCGCATCAGACCATAAAACGCCACAGTGAGAGCAAGAATAGCCAGCAGTCTCCGGATCTCCGTCCTGCCATTGCACATTTGACCACTTCAAGACCTGATATTGCTCACAATGCTTGCAGGGAACGTGATAATGACGTTGATCAGACTGCTCAAAAGCATCCTCGATGCGACTAGCGCCCTTATTCGTCGGAGTGGACACCATCACGATCTTTCGATTCCAGAATGTGGCCGCACGCTTACGAGCGAGTTGAATAGGATCGCCCTCAGAACCGGCCGAAGTGGGGTATCTGTCCACCTCATCACACAAAACTAATCTAATCGGTCTACTAGCGAGTCCCGCAGCCGAATTTGCTCCTACGAGAGTCAAAGCACCGCCCGGGAATAGCTTGTGAAGGGTTGTATTGCCAGAATCACGAGATCGAGGGTCTTTCACCTTATCTCGGAGACTTGGTGTCGAGCGGATCAGGCCATTAGCAACTCTGTCCTTAGAGAAAGCCTGCGCCATCTCGACTGTAGGTTGCAGGACTAGGATCGGGCTCGGATCATTCTCGATGTGATACCCAATGATATTTAGGATTGCTTCCGACTTCCCCAACTGGGCGCCGGCCATCACAACGACTTCTCTTATCCCGGGATCGGAACACGCATCCATAATCCCACGTTGATACTCCGCGCGAGCGGTATGCCATCGACCAGGCTCACTACTTGTCTGCGAGTCGAGTCGTCTTTTTTGGTCTGCCCACTGGCTTACGCTTAGCTTTTCGGGTGGCTTGAGTGTTTGTATCGCTTTCGTCAGATGATTCGACAGAGACTGTCGCTGTTGTGGGGTCAACTTTAGGGTCATAGTTAGATAGTTCTGTTAATGCCTCGTTGATCAGGTCTTCCAGTATCTTCTGACACCCGCCTGCCTCTAATTCGGATGCAACGACGGGCGCTGCCTTAGAAGGGATCGATAATAGTTTGCCTTTGAAGGCGCCCAGCACATCTTCCCATGCCGTTGTAACATCTTCTGCTACGACAAGAACACCTTTTAGCTTCGCCAACTCCAGTTCTGCAATTTCTGCTTCCGCATTTACCTTCCTGGTACGCGCTTCGTCATAAGACGAGCCCAGTTTGACTCCACCTGTACTCATAGACCCCTCTAGATACTACATATTGTGCTATTTCGAGAGTGTAACATGATTAGTTTCACAAAATTCTGTGCCTAGTGAAAGAGCGCGGCGTTCCAGCACCCTTGCGGTGCCGGCGTCAAAGTACCTTGATGGCCGCGCACGGCCGGTTCGCGTCGATTTGATGGGGATCGAATGCCCGGGCGACGGGCAAAAAAAACCCCGCACGATGGCGGGGCATAGGGTAGGTGATGGGTTTAAGCGTTCGCGTCTATGTCAACCAATGTCCACAGATGGCGCATTGCTTCACTAGTCACAATTTCCGGATGGCATTGATCCGCGTAGATGGATCGAAGGTTCCAAAATAGGTGATCATCTGGATTCTGCTTCCAATGGTCACCGCTATTCAGAATGCCAACTAATCGGCTTTGCATTTCGGGCAATTGGTCAATCACCCATTGTTCGCAATCAGTCGCCGCGTCCTCGGGCAAATGTCGCGCCGGGAATGGTCGCTCACCGTTTGCCTTAATAAACATCTGAAACATTATAGCGCGCTCTCTTCTGCAGTTAATGGTTCATAGTCCGTGGACTCTATAACTTGCGATATGGTCGCAACATATGCGTGCGAGTCTATCGCTTTTGTATAGGCGCGCCGGGCGTCCGTGTAGCTTTCACAAATAACCCAATAGTCTAGGGGCTCACCTACTCCGCCATAATCAAACGACCAGGTTACGATATAGCTTCTCATTTTTGATACTCCCTTTTTCCGTACATTTCAAAGTATCGCGCTTGGTCTTTATGATGGCGCGTTAACGCTTCGCGTAGCTGTACATGGCGAATATGGCGCATATCGCGGGTTTTACCTTTATCACTGAGTAGAGCCCAAAACGCCCGGACAATCGCCGTATCACTTGCAAGCGTTCCGCCGGCCGCGGTTTGTATTCTCTCAAATTGTGCGCTAATCATTGGCTTCACCCCCAATTAACATTTGTTCGCGCTCTCTCAATATCTCGCGCTTCAAATCAAACGCTGTTTTGGCGTCTCTTATCGCATCCGCTAGAATCCCTCTGACTGCAGCGTGGCGACAATCGTTCGGCCATTCGTCGTTATCCCCTTCATACCCGATAAAGCCACACATTAAATTGACATTTAACGCGGTTTCATCGTGCTGATTCTCGAACCATAAACCGACCTTAGATGTGCTCATATGTACAAGCTTAAACATCCGGCCGCATTCAATGCCCGCCATAAAGAATGCGAGCTCCCTTTGTGTCTTTATGTCCATACCGTTCACCCCTTCGCTATAGTGTCAAAATCGTAAACAAATGACCCGGTATCATTCTTTGCCGGGCCTTTTGCTTTCAGTGCTAATGCTACCGGGCCGGCGTTTGCGTTTATCCAATCGCTAGCATCCCCATCAATAACCCGGCGTCCAAACATAACGTCAGGACAATTGCCGCGGTAAACAAACGAAACCGGGACCCCGGCCGATAACCCAAGCTCCAATTGCTTTTTATATGCCGGTTCACCGGATGCGCTAAACATTAGGCGATAATTACCCGGGACATTGAATAAGCGTTTGGCGCGTTTCGTGTAATCGTAAAAATCGAGCTCCGGAAATTGCTCCGGGATGTGATAGTCTTCCCAAGCGATATCAGATAGCACGTTAAGCCGAACCGTACCCTTTACCCCTTGCCGCGCACAAAGCCGATCAAAATTCGAGAGCTCCGCCAGCAATTGATCAATAAACGCGATTCGGTCCGTATGGTAAAAATCGGTTTTCGCTTGCCGGGCATCTTGCACGTTTTCAAAACGACCCCGACCCGCCAGCTTAAGACAAGCCGCCATGCATCCGGCCGCTTTACTACCGGCGCAAATGATCGGGTCCGGGAATAACGACAAACCCGCAAATCGACGCTTAAAGCTTGCCTTTTGCGTTTTAGCTATTTTGAGGTTCCCGGGGTTCGCGTTTGTATCTAGCAGCTTCATAGATCACCCCTTAAGGCCGCATGAATCAAAAGGCCAATTAATGTTGTTATTAAGATGAAAGCGAAAAATACGCCGGTGGCGTAATAGATGTCGGCCGGATTCATACGTCACCCCCTACGCTTTCCAATAAAGAGCTCATTTCAATCTCATACGAGATATGTTCCACCAATTCCGCAAAGCTGCCGAATGGCTGGCCGTGATATAGAAAAGTTTTCATAGTTCGCACCTACATAGTTAATAGTTAGATAAAAGCTTGACCAATCGCATGGCCTAACAAGCAAGCAAAAGGAATTCCCACAAATACGAACGCGCACCAAATCACAATAGCTTGTGTCTTTTCGCGCCGTTCCATTTTTTGCCGTGCTGAAAGTCTCTTTTTGCGTGCCATGTCATGCCCCTTTTGATTGCGTGGCGTTATTGCCACACCCCCAATATGCCGCAAACCCCTTTAATTGTCACTCTTTTTGTTACATTTAATGCGATATTTTTTGACGCCCGTCGCGGCAGTCTATATAACTTTTTGACCTAAGAAACGCCGTTTTTATGCCGGTTTGAAGTGGGTTTGGACGGTATCCGTGGGATAGCCGTGGGATAGCCGTAACCAGGGGATAGCCGTGGGATACCCTTTAACCGTGGGATAGCCGTGGGATAGTTAAAGGTATTTATCGAGGCGTGCGGTTTCGATTGCTCGCTTCATTGCGAAAGGCCAATGCCTAACGACTGAAAGTTTGAATTCTCTGATTGCGATTTCGTCGGCCGGGAAGGTGATCCGCTGCTGCCGTGCTGGCCGACCCAGGTTGACGATCTGCGTAATCTTTCCGCGCGCCTGGCCTTTCTTATAACCGCCTTTACCAGTTCGGCGCCAAATACCTCGATTGCCTGGAGTATCCGGGAACCCTTTTGGCACGCCAATGAAGTATCGGCCACCCGTTCGGCCGTCGATCAGATTACCCGCCTTAAATACGCGACGGCTGATGTTACCTTTTGAGGTGAGATCCCTACCAATATTCGCGAGGATAGGCTCCGGCAGCCTTTTATTCGTTGCTCTTTTTGTACCGCCAAAAATGATCTCTCGCATATATCGCCGGTTTTCCGGGAAAAACATAACCGCTTGCAGATCATCCTTAGTCGGTTTGACACTCCGCATACCGTTTAGAGTCCACGGCTTAGGCCCTCCTTGGATGCCTCCCTGAACCATCTCTTTCTGTATGCCGGCTTTTGTATCGACGAGAGCCATACGCATTGCGAGCGATATAGCGAACGCGGTCTGACCCGCGGCGAGTTCTTTAAGGGTGCCTTCGACTTTATCGAGGTTGGTCTTGAGAGTGATCATAGGGCGATTCTACCCTAACCGTGGGATAGTCAGTAAAGAGACTGTTCCCGTAAATCTCGTAATTTCTCAGCCAGCGCGCGACAGTGCTTTCGTGTGCGTGTACTTGATTGGCAATGTAACCGTGGGATAGCCCTTGGTCTCGGAGTTTTTTGGCTTTCATTACTTGTGTTTTTGTCATTTTTTTAGCGCAAGAGTCTCTGTGGCCGTTATTACAGGCTGGGAAGGATGGCTGATCTTACTTCCAGATTGGGTAAGCTTTTGCCATCTCTGCTACGAATACGCTCTGGGCTTTGTTGTTCCGAAGCGTGTCTAGCTGTGTCTCTACCGTTACTCCCCGTAGGTTCGCTACGTTTTGAATAACCCTTGGTAGTAACTCGCGCTGCCTGCCGATAAGCTGATGTTCAGTCGCGAATGCTTGCATCTTTTCCTGCTGAGACATGGTAATGCCCTCCAAGTAAATGCAAGCTCATTTTAACGGATTTTGATACAAGCGCAACACTATAAGTTACTAATTCCAACTCTGTATCTCGTAATCAGGGTCTACTTCTTTTCTACGAACTTCGTCGCGGTAATGTGCGGCGATTTCTTTTCTTACTGCTTCGGTGGTCTTGTAGATCTCATTACTCGTTAGGCGCAATTTGTCCATGCGCTCATCACCGTATAGTTCTCTCAACCACTCGTGAAAAATTATCGGCTGCTCGGTCATATAGCGATGACAGTAGTGGCACATCGAGACCGCGTTTGACATGGCCCATCGCAACCGCTTATTTCTGCGGCCAAAAATATGACAGCACTCAAGCCGTCCTTGTTTATGGCAGTGCAAACACTCACCGTCGCGCAGTCTTACAGCTTTACTAAATTCTTTATCCGCTGGCCCATTATTGATCGTTGCCATGTTTATCTCTCTCAAACAACTTTTCTCGTAGGATAGCACCTACGGTGTTGCAACAGTCACAAGCCCAGCCAGCTAAATAGTGTGGAGGTGCAGATTTCCATACTGGCTGCATCTTCTTACCGCACTCAGTGCAAATCACTTCCCGTAATTTCTCGGATGACATCATCAATCTCCTCGTCTTGTAGCATCATCAACCAGGCGGCAAAGAACGTATCAATGCTCATATCAACCGTCACTTCTTCCTGCCCAACTAAGTAAACATCAGTCCATTCTGGGTTCTTTGAGTTACTGGTCGCTTGGACAATCGAGTTAACCAAAAGCGCTGTCGCTCCGCCGCCAGGTATCGGAAGTTTTAATATCGGAATATTCATGGGCGAACAGTGATTCGAGCAACTTCACCTTCGGTCTTGTGATAAGTAATTACCTTCGCGCCCCGTTGCGAAACCCATCCACCCCGGGCTGCATAGGCATCCCTGGCGGACAAAGTGGGATGTTGCTCTGCAATGGCGCCGCCGTCCTCCAATACCCTCTCACTGTGGTAATGACCGACATGGATGTATGTCTGGGTCGCGGAGCCCCACATCTTTCTAAATCGAGGTTCACTAGCGAATAGTTTATGGAGATTAGCCAACTTAACTTTGTGACCGTGATGAAAGCCAAGCATCGTTTCTCCCCATAAGTAACCGTAGAACGGGAACTCGTTATCGATGACTTCGACTCTTTCATCGTCTCCAAAGACATGCTTAATGAATTTACGTAACCAGATAGATCCGGAGATGTCGTGATTACCTTCCGCGCTGACAACCACTACTCTGCCGAAGTGCTCCAGCATCATACCGACCGCTTGTGACATTACTGTCATCGCGAGATCAACTAATTTGCCGTACCTAGTGTCTGCATCCAGAACATGAGCAGATGTCGGTGTAATCGCCAACATGCCATCCCAGTGCAGGAAGTCGCCTAACTGACAGAGAACGCCAACTTCGGATTTCGGACTGCCTTTGATCATCTTGTAAACCGAATCTAGGAATACTTGCCTTGCAATATCGACATCCCAAGCATCACCCGTCTCGGCTTCCCAAGCGTACATCCCGAGGTGGAAGTCTGTGATGGTTAACAACGTCAAAAGGTTCTCGTCTGTCTCTTCCGGGCTATCCGTGGGTTTATACCGTGGGATACTGTCCATCGCCGAATCCAAGCGCTCCAGCATGATTTCCAGTTGTCGCTTCTCATCTGACTGAGACTTGACCCATTGTCCTGTCGGCACACCTTCATCATTGTAGTAAGTGGATACACCTTTGATTTTGTAGCCATCTGGAACCGTATGAACCATGTCGTGATCAGGCGAATACCCTTGCATGGCTGCTCTGTTCTTGACGGTCTTCACACAGGCTTTGACTGTCTCTCTAGCAATTCCTAATTGTTTACCAATCTCGGTCTGCGTCAGACCTTGCTCGAACATGGACACGATCTGTTTCTGCCGATCGGTATTGCAGTAGTTCAATAAACTCATCTCTTCCCCCCAGGAAGCGACGTTAGTTCTTTCTGCCGAACCTTACGTCTATTGAGTATTTTTCAGCCAGCAGCCTACTCAAGTGCTCATATACCTCATTGACTTCCATAGTGTTGATTTTAGTGGTTGATTCAACGCCAGTGACGGCTTTTTGAATAGGACGCCACATGTACTCTTTAACCATGTACATTGTCGGCTCGATGGGAACGCCGTCTTTCACAACGGTCTTCATGTCCATGCCACGCGCTTGCATGACCTTAGCTACCTCATCGCAATACGCATGTATCGCAGAATTTTGGTTAGTCGTTCTCGTAGGTTTGACTATCTCGAAGATCAGATCCTTGTTCTGATTCTCCATGATGAACTTGCAAAACTCCTCCGCCTGGAACTTGTTCCGCACCATCCAACGCTGCCCCATTGGTCACCCTCTCCCCAGAATATGTTACATATTGCCCGAATTTCTCCAAACATGCATTCCGAAAGGACTCAGATTGCATAAAATCATGCGTTAAATCATCTAATTGCGTCCATTTCTTCATAGGAACCGTGCGTGATTCCGTACTGTCCTTCTGCGCGAAGGGGCTGCCACCCTTATCGCGAGCCCGGTTGAGCCATGCAGTTATGAAGCGTTTAATGCCTGTCTTGGTTTTGCGCTTACTTGGGTTCGCCTCACACCATGACTCCATAGCACCGAGCTCGGCAAAGATATCTACGTCTTTGTAGTTACGTTGCCAAGCAATCACATCCTCGTCGCTTGGCTCCCAATGCGTGCCGTCCTTTAAAATCATATGATCAATCTCCGCAGAAACATGGCGTAGACTCGAAGCCAAACAAATCGTCCTGGCTTGATGACGCGATGATCATCGACTCATAACTTGGTTGGTCAGAACGAAACCTAGCATCGATGCGTTTTTCTTGTTGATCCCACCAGGTCGCTAACGACGGCTGCTCTCTCACCAAGCTTTGTTTAATGCCGTAGCCTTTCAGAAAACACAGGTCGCAATTGCTGTAGAACCCACTAGTAGGCAAGTTGAGATCAAAAGGTTGGTCGCGCCAAAAATCTACTACGTCAGATGAGGTCACTTTGGCATCAGCCAGCGGCGTAATGTAACCGTCCTTCTGTCTCATCTTTGCGACTCTTCGAGGCTCATCCGCTCTGATACCTACAGCCGTGGAATAGTCTTCAACACCCTTGCTTTTCAAGTAGCGATCAATGGTCATCACTTTGAGTTCAGACGTACAAAAGCGAGCAACCATATTCAGCAAGTAGTTTTTGTCGGTAATCAACTGGTAAAAGGGCTCGCCTTCTCGACTAGCCGTGGGATAGCCGACAACCTTAAAGCTTCGTAAGCTTTGATACTCCAGCCAGGTTATCGGGACACCCCAGTTGACCGAGCAATCATTTACGAAATCTAGCGTCTGAGGCATCTCCTTGCCAGTGTTACAGAAAATGATCTCGTAATCATCGACGCCTGAATCCAACAGCTGCCTTGCCATCATTGCGCTAGATCGTCCTCCTGAGAAGCTGATGACTAGCACGCTTACTCCTCTTCTCCAAAACCCAACTCACCGGGCTTGATGTTGTATTCAACGACAAAAGCAGTGGCTAAATCTCTCTCGGGCTCTGCGCGTCTTATCTGCTCTGCCAGCACAATGTCTGAGCAGACATGGATGATCCGTAGCTCTTCAAAATCGATTATTAAATACATATCTACTAACTCCCCGCTGAATTTGATGATTTTTTTTCTGACCAAGACATAAGCTGTATAGGCGCAAAACACCTTTCTGGTGGGAAGTTGCTTTTCTGATCAACTACGTATGGCGTGCAATCAGCGAAAATTTTCCAACTAGATCCTTCGTAACGATCTTCATTTAAAATCGCACATTTTTGTGCATCTTTGAAACCAAAGACTCCATTCATTAAGCCGGTGCTTTGCTCCACGATTATAAACCCGCCGTTCAAAACAGGCTGTTGCGGTGGTTCTAATAATTGTTGCTCGAAACGCAGCAAAACCTTATCTATCGTTATAGTCAAAAACCCCAAAGATTCTTTAAAAAACTCGTTTGCATAACGTAATCCAAAATAATCTAAGTGCTGGTGAATTGCTTTTTCTGTAGCTCGCATATCTTCAACATATTTTAAATAAGCGATTTTTATTTTATGTGGATTGCCTGTCGTAAAGTACTTTAGGCGACTTACAGGGTCTTTAGAAAACCCAATTTTGTAACAATCTGTAGGCCAACCTTCTGATTCCATCACATAAATATACCCTGACATTTTTTCTGTCATTCACACTCTCCCTTTTGATGTCCTAGCGGACAACAATCATTAAGTTAACAATGACGAGCGCTAATTACCGTATCGAATCTTGACATCTATCCGCTTGACTTGCTCTCAGCCAGCGGGGCGCATCTTAGAGAGGGTCAACTCCGCTCCAGGGTTCTTCGGTTCCCTGGCCTAACGCCCGGTAATCTCTGCGATTTAATAGATGGAAGTGTTTGAAGGGATCGAAACCGTTCTGTATACTGTTTCCATCTTGTTTGTTCGCACCTGCAAGATACCACCACGACATACCCCTGTCTATGGTCTCTGCCCCCTTACTGACCCACAACGGTAAGGGGGCTTTTTTTTACTCCTTTCCCTTGACCAAATAGTAAGTAGCGTAACGCTTGTCGTCTTTGTACGTTGTCTCTGTATGTATGTTATGACCCTTCATGCGAAGGTCATTAATACGAGCGGCCAACCGAAAGCATCCATAGTTGTTCAAAGCTTCCATCGCTGTGATAGGCCCTGATTCGAGGTGCTTAAGAATTTGTGTTACGTGACTCATAAATCATCTCCTGCAAAGCTCTAAAAAACTCTCTAATGACATTCCAAAGGTATCGGCTAATAAGCACACCTTGGAAAACTTAAGATCGCTTGCCTCTCTATAACGATAGATTTGCATACGACTTGTCCCTAATCGATCAGCCAGTTGTGCAACCGATAGATCGTGTTGCTCTTGAGCCAGGATCACACCTTGACCCAGGTTGTATTTAGAACGGGATGTCGTCCTCATCGAATGGCTGCTCCTTTGCTGGTTCAGGTTTAGGTTCGGCTCGACTCTGAGACGGATTCTTTGCAGACAGCATCTCGAACTTATCGCCAATGATCTCTGTCGTGTAACGCTCTACACCAGATTTATCCTCCCACTTCCTAGTGCGTAGAGCTCCCTCGACATAAAGCTTAGTGCCCGTCTTGACGTGCTCACCAATGATGTCAGCCTTCGGCCCAAAGAAAACGACCTTGTGCCATTCAGTTCTTTCCCGGGCTTCCCCGGTAGCCTTGTCCCTCCATGACTCGCTGGTAGCAATTGTGAGGTTCGCCACACCGTTCCCGTTAGGCATCTTCCGCATTTGCGGATCGTCGCCGACATTTCCGACTAAAATTACCTTGTTAATTCCCGCCATCGTTATCTCCAAACATTGCCTTTCTTGCTGCGTTAAACTCATCACAACGGAATGCTGAGCGTTCTGCTGTAGTCCAAACACCGTCTTTACTGGGAGCTCTCCATAATATCTCCTTATCTTCATTGGTCATTTCGTGGTAAGCCTCCGCTGCGGTTTCCCAATTCTCTATCCCGATTGCCGCTTTTATGGCAAATATCGACATCAAATTGCGCCTTACCGCTTCATCATGTATAGCCATTGGATCTCGCTCCTCACTAGCCTTGTTACCATCATCATCGGCCGCGGGAATACCAGCGATTGATTGCAGGGCATAGCGCCTGGCGTAGGTAATGCATGACCCGACAGATTGAGCATCTCTCTTGAGCAGAGGCAAAAAGTACGTTGACTTCATAAACTGACCACTGCTATGCATCAGAATAGTAATCACCCCGGCTCCATCTTCATCGATGACCGGGAACTGGGTATAGGACAGCCCGTTAGAAGCAAAAGGCTCTTTCAGCGCCTTAATTACCTCAGAAAGGTCTGCGTACTTGGATTTAAAAAAAGGATTGTCGGCGCTTGCCTTGGCCGATCCCATTTCACCTTGAGCCTTGCTAAGTGCTGTCGCAAGCTCTTCGATTTCATGACTAGTTTCTAACATTAAATAAACCCCTCTCTCTCTGCGTAACAATCTTCTGCATTCAGAATCTCATAGCCAAACCAAGATCCCTTGCAGCCCTCTAAAACCTGTGTCGGTGAAGCAAACGGAACCCCGCCCTCTTCGCCGTCAATAAAGCTATCGATGATAGTTGGCTCCCAGTAACAATCGTCGTCGTCTACCAAAAGCCAGACCCGGCCTCCAGTAACATCCTCGATGGGAGCGTCTTTAAATGAAGTAGCGCCGGCTGGAACGTCGGCAACAATGCAGATGCTGTGTAGCATAACCCCTCCTGTTTTTAAGTCTCTTATAACAGAATAGGTTACAACGTGTTTTGTGTCAATTAATTAGTAAGACCAAACCGTGGGATATGGAAAGTCAGGCGACATGCCCAGGTGAATGAATCTGCCGGCGCCTTTCTGGTTTACGCCTATCCGTGGGATGCCCATGCTAAATGCTACTTGTAGCAAAATATGAGCTCTGTCGTGGCTTACACCGATGTCTATAGCCATGCCAGTGCAATGCTCCCCTTGCCCGGGGTTCTCTTTCGCTGCTTCTATAGGATGGTTAGGGCAACGATAAGCACTGGTAACAACAAGGGGAAAACCGCAACGCTCACGGATCTGATTAAGTACCAATAGGAATCCATCATCAAAATTATATTGCCCACAACAAGTGCAGGAGAGCTCCTTTTCAGAAAAGTAATTCATGGGATACCTCCTATTTTACGCTACCTGTCTGACTTCTGGTGACTGCTTCCAAAGTAAAAACTAACAACTGCACTCACAATGCCGCCCAGGTAACCGAGCACCAAGTTCACCACCCCATCGTCGGCAGGTGGTTCCAGAGTAACGGTAAAGACATAAGCGCCAAACAGAGCAACACTGACAAGAGCGATGGCTCGTGCTGTCCAGTCTTCCTTAAAGGAATCTCGTGCGTGTTGTCTGTCCTGGGTTTCCAACGCGAAAATGTCAACGTCTAACTCCTTCATCCTGGCCTCGAAATTTAACTCGGCCTTTTTAATTTCTGCTATTTGCTCCGGGGTTGCTTGCTGGAGTGCTCTTTCGATTTTTGCCGGGGTCGGATCGCATCCTAAAACTTCAGCCAGCATAGTTGCCGCCGCTCCGCCTACAGGGCCACCCAATGCAGCTCCCAAAGTCGGCGCTAATCCACCGATCACACCTTTAATCTTATCAAAGCTCATTCATCAGGCTCCTGCTTGTAAAGTGATTCCATCGTGCCAATACGGATTGTTAGGTCATGCACTTCTTTCTGTATGGCTCGCAGATCCTCAACGTCCATCTGTACGCCCTCGATGAGCATATCCTGTCGTGCGTCATCAGGTAAGGCACCCATCTCTCCGCGAGGCCACAATATCCTAAACTCTGTATTGCGCTCTATTTCCATCTGAGACTTGTCGAGCGAGTGCTCTAAGGTGTTGAGTCGTTCTTGTATTCCGAAGTAGGCCATCGTTGCTACAGACGTGCCTGCCACCATCGCGATCAAGTTGCGAATCGGGATAGTCACATCTGTAGACTCGTTGATGTTCACGGTTGCCTCTTCTACTCTTCGCTAGGCTCTTCTTCTCGCCTCACGCAGTAATAATGTGTTACTTCTTTCTCTATGCAAATCATCTCGCCATAAAGCGGCGTGCAATCATGTTTGATCGTTTTGTAGTATGCCCAATCCAGACAGGCGCGCTCGTCTGCTGTCGTGCAGCTACTGAGTATTAAAAAGCATATCCATCTGCTCTTATCGAGCAAACTCTAGCACCGCCATAGCCAGAGCGATTACGCCGCCCATCATGCCAAAGCCTTGTAGCATCAACTTCTCTAGCCGATCAAAGCGAGCATCAGCCTGATCTAGTTGCCGCTGTATAGCCTCATAACGAATGCTGCACTCTTTCTCGTGAGCCTCAATTTTTAGCAGTGCTTCCTGTGCAATGTCCATCTCTCAAAGCCAAACTCTACTAGGTGAATTGGGTGTAACGCCGTGGGATGCATCCAGAGCCTCTACAGTCTCGCGCATTGCATCTCCCAAGAGACGTATGTTGATGTGCCAGCCATCGACAGGTGCCATCTCTGGATAAGCGACACCCTCGTCGTCTGTCAGAGTTTCCCCTGTAGGCTCGTAGATCGTCCCTACGACATCGATAGCGTAGTCATGGGTGTGAGCTACTAAATAAGGATCACCGTCTGCTGTCTGCGTTTCTACGCCTTCCTCGTCCACGTTAGTCACGTAGTCCTGTCGGTAGAAGTCAGCCAGTACAGTAGGCATCTCACTTTCGCTAGTTAGCTTCAGATAGAAGTCTACCTTTGGCGCGTCGATTACTTCTTCGATTACTTCTTCTGTCATGATGTGATGTCCTGTAGTTGTGCGTTAGTCAGGCGACGTGGGTAGTATTTGATTGATTTTAAATAGCCATTAAGGTGTTGAGTTAGGTTTCCGCCATTTATGCCGATACCCATGCGATCTAGCAAGGTAGGCATATTAACGCTCGTGTCTTCTGTTAGCAGCGTTCCATCATTTGCTATCAAAAAAGTATCCGTACCGACTCTAAAAGCTGTTTTTTCTGGATTGCCGTCTGTTTGGAATGCGAAATATGATAATTGATGCGCACCATCTGCATAAACTACGCCGTAAACAGAGGCATTTCCTTGACTACCAATTAGAGATACATTTTCTGTGCCGCCTGCATCGCTAATACCCACAATTCTGTTAAAGCTATCCCATTGCACAGGAGCTGGAATAATGGTGTCCCATTCGCAAAGCACTGTGAAGTTTTTAGCGTTAAATCCAAACTCGCTTGTGTTAATAGTTGGAACATCAGCAGAGCGTGTTGCCGAGCTTCCTGTAGTCCTAATTATCGATGACGCAAAGCCAGCGGCCTCAACCTGACCTCCCCAGACAAACGTCGTTCCCTGCGCTCCAGCTACACCGCCGTTGTCATCTGTTGCTCTTACCGCATAAACGCGAACCTCTGTGCATCCACTAGGCGCAGTGAATGTTTCAGAGTGTCGATACCAGCCTCTACCATAGTTTTCGCCGTTGGTGAGCGTATATTGATCTCTTGAAACAAATGCGGCATTTGTCACATCGTATACAGCGTAGACATGAGCCGTGGCGGTTCCCAACTTAGCGAACCAACTCCAAGTGTACTCAGTTCCAGCAGTTACACTGACAGTAAAGTAAGCAAAAGCACCGCTTGATGTGATATTTAAACTCGTTGCGTTTTGTAAACCATCTGGGCTTTCTGATGCACGAGGTGTAATTGTTACGGCAGACTGAGAAACACCAGCATCGAAATCGCTATTAGCAATTAAATTGGTTTTAGCTCCCTCAATAAGAAGCCCGCGCCTGTCTACACCCTCGGGATAGGGCAGAATGTATTTATCGAGATTAGCTTCGATGTAGGGATTCAGAACGTCTTCGATGTAATCAATGTAGGTTTGATTAGTTAGAGTACCAGTAAGCCAACTAAGGTATTGGCTCGCATCAAACGCGCTAACATCACCGTTGTTTGTAATGTCGCCAATTTTTTGGCCATTCACAAGAACATCAAATTCTGTCGCTTGTGGCTCTGTGCCTACTACTGCTTTCAATATCTGATCGTCGATGCCTTCAAAACGCTCTTTACTATCGTTCAGGGCATACTCGATGCGCGGGATATTATTTGGATGCTCGAATAAGGTTAGTCTCCCGCCTACTTCATCAAAGGTGACTTCTTTGACGGATACGTTATCTATAAAAAACGAAGCGTTGTCGTTCACTCCTCTTTCTCGAATTCGTATTTGGCTTGTGGTAGAAGTTGCAACAAAGTTATAGCTAAGTTGCCTCCAATCCGTATCACTGCTAGTAACGAGTGTTTTAGAATTATTTTCTACTACCTCAAAGATCTCGACAGAGCCAGAGTCACCGCTGTTGTATTTCACAAAGCAAGATAAATGATAGAGCTTACCTACTTCAGTCGTAAGATTTTGCACTGCTCGCCCTGCGCCTGCGCTCGCCGTTAAAAGAGCGGAATTATCGCCTTCGTATGGATCAGAGTTATCAGTTACGAATGTGCCGCTGCTGACAGGCCAGCTAGTGACATCACTATCAAAAGTTCCATTAGTTACAAGCTCACTACCATAGGTAACAGGGCGCAGCGCATAGCCTGAACTAGCTCGACTGAATGTAATTAAATCCTGGTAGTTGTTATACGTCTTTGTTCCCATTACTCACTCCAGTCATTAATAACGTAGCTGTTTGTACCGCTGCCTGAGAATTCTAACGACAGGGATGGCTCTAATTCAGGATTGGTTGCTTCGACAAGCCCAGCATCAGTAATGTCTTTGTCCCATACACGGAATTCTGAGACTGTTCCCATGTAGTCATAGGCTAGCTCTAAGTCAGTGCTAGAGAGATCAGGGAGAGCCGTAGGGGTTGTGTCGGCTGTTAGTGCTACACCGTCTACTGCGCCGTTGATGAACGTAGAGCCGTGGCGACTAGCGACGTTAAATGGGACTAGGATGTCTGGGGAGTATTCATCCGTAGCAAGAACATAATCAAACGTCCCTCCGT